GAGACACGCCGTGCAAGTTTGACGTGTTGCGTGTCGTGTGCTAGCGAAAAAATGGAATGGGAAAAAACGTGCCGTGTCGGCGTGTCGTGTTTTGTATGTGTTATATTGGAGGTGTCAACAAAACAACACAAAAAAAAGGAGTAATTAAAATGTTTAAAGTTAAGGCCTATGTAACTGAGATTGTACCGAATCATGTATATTCGGTTGATATTGACGGTTTTGAGAAAATTGTTACTACTTGTAAGGAGATTGATAATGGCGTGGTCACGTTTAAATCAGCTCTTACTAGGGTTCTTGATTATGCTTATGGTGATTTTGATTTTGTGTGTTGCAGTGTTAAAAATGGTGTTGGTTGTTATGTTGTCTCAATTTATGATTATGTATGGTGACTGACATAATTGTTTAAATGAAAAAACCCCGCATATAATGCGGGGTTTTTATGTTTTCATATCATTTTACGCTGTCCATGTGGCGTGCACGCTCGTGTTTCCTGTTTGTCCGGTGAAGTTCATCATGGATACTTTGATGCCTAGGAATTGGAATAGGCGTGGTGTGGTTGTGTTTCCAGCGCTTACGCCCCATGCCCAAACGTTGTGCCACGTGCTCGCCCAGCCGGGCATGTCAGCACCTTGGCCGGCACCTATGTTCTCCACATTGCCCATGAGGTCGTATGTGACTATGCCGTTTTGAAGTGTTATGAAGCCTGTTGCACTGCCGAAGTTGGTTTTGTATACCTCTTGACGTGGTGTGTAATTGCGATATGCACCGTTATAGATATATTTTGCAATTGTCTGTGCGCCTAGCTGATTTGGGTGTATGCTATCCGAGCCGACAGAATCCGTTTCACCTTTTAGCCATATGTAGGCGAATTTGAGCGTTTCAGCGTTCGGTGTGTGATTTGTTATCAGTTCCGCGCCGCGTGTGAGTCCGGCTAGTTTTTCTCGGGATTCAGCGGGTATATATTCATTATCGTAGAGCATTGGCACGATTAGTATTTGTGCGTTTGGGAATATTGTTATCATTCGGTTCACGCATTCCTGTATTTTTGTCTTAGCGTTATTGTAGTTCAGTATGTCGTTTCGCCCACCGGCTAATACGGCTAGTTTGACTTTGCTTTTGTCTAGTGTGCTGTCTGTGTTTGCTTTGTTTATTTGATTTATAAATGTTCGCGTATCCACATTGAAACCGGCACCGCTGACTGCGTAGTTTTTGAGTGTCAGTGTTGGGATGTATTGGTGTAACCAATACGGCCATGTGTTTTGCGCTGTGGTTGAGTCTGCGTAAGAGTCGCCGAACGTTACCATATATCCGCTATTATACTGGTTGTTGCTTATGGTGGTGTTGATTACGCTAATGTCTTGAGTGTTTTTGCTAATGTCTTGAGTGTTTTTGCTAATGTCTTGAGTGTTTTTGTTTATTTTATTTTTGAGGTTGTTTGCGTCTGTAACGTTGTTTACGCCTAGCGCGTTTAGATTTGTTTTGTTGTTTTGTGCTGTTTCCGCTGTGTTGTCTATTTTGTTTTTTTGGTTGGTTGCGGTTGCGGTGTCGGTTACGCCTAACGCTGTCAGATTTTTGGTGTTGTTTTGTGCGGTTTCTAACGCTTGCGTGGCTTTACCGGCCGCAGTGTTTGCGTTAGTGTTGATTATGGACATGGTATTGTCGATAATGTTCATCGATGCGTTGTATTGGTCATTGAGGTTTGCCGCGTCGCCGGTTTGGTATTTTTCGAGGTTGAAGTTAGTTGTGTAGTCGGTCATGTTAGTTGTCCTTTCTGAGATTTGTCGGGTGATTTATTTCTTCCTGTACTTTTAGTTGATGTATTACGCGGTCTAGCGTACGCATTGCGGCGTTGTATCCATCACGTAGATCGGCTAAGTCGCCTGTTTCGTATAGTGGCAGATGATAGAACGGGGTTTCTGTTGTCATGACACTCCTCCTTTATGAGAGTGGCGGATATTTATCGCCGGTGGTTGGATTAGTGACACGTGGTGTGGTGTCGTTGAATATGGTGAGATTGCCGATTGTGGGTGTTTCGTCGGTTCGGTGCTCGGATAGTTTGCCGGTGTTGATATCGGCTAATTGTGCGATGCGCGCGCCGTACACTGCTAGTTCGCGGTACAAGTCGCGTAGTGCTGTTTTACTGTCAGTGTATTCGCCTTTCGTGACGTTCCATACTAGTTGTGTGTCTCCTATGTGGTCGATTTGTTCTTGTATTTGCGCGATGGCGATTGCATAATCGTTTAGGTGTGCTTCAATGTTTTTTATTCTTGTATCGTAGTCGTTCAATGTTTTGTTTATGTCGGTTACGATTTCGTCAAGATATGCCGTTATGTGGTCGATTTCACACGCAATGTGTTTTATTATTTCTTCTTGGCTTTTGGCGTTCCAGTAAAACGCGGGTATGGCGGGCGTGTACGGCCATACCGAGAAAAACGGTAGATATGGAAACATTATTTTTCCTTTCTTGCGAGGTTGATTCGTTGCGCCAAAACGTCGGCGTATTGTAGCATGATGGCGTATTGTTTTATCAACAATTTATAGTGATTATCTGTCAGCGTTTTTTTGTTCATTTGTTTCAATAAATAATCACCTAGTTTGTTGATGTTTTCGGTAAGTTTGGAATATTCGTTTTCGACGCGGGCTAATGTATTGGTGTCCATGAAATCACCTCGCTAGTAATTGTTTATGTTGATAGTCCATAACTGACTAAAACATGTTTCTAGATGATCGAGTAACAACACGTCAATGTCGACATATTCACCGTTTCGGATACGTTCGACTTTGTCCATGAAATTCCCATTAGTGACTGTCTCGTATTGATTATCTGTTGCGTTGCTTGCGTAGTCCTGATTTTCGGCCAGTTGAGTCGCCGGGAAATCGCTGAAAACGGTTCGCATTTTGTGCCACGTGTCGTTATCACTGAGTATTATGTCAGGGTTTTTATCTGTAAGCGCGTATAGTGGGCGTAACGCCGGCATGATTTCTTGTATGAGCCGTAGAAAGTGCCGTCGCCATCTTGACGGCGGCATAACGCCTAATTCCCGGTCGTAGAAACGGTTTTCGATTTTCTTGCAGCAGCGCGTGTATTGCGTGTCATTATAGGCAACGTCCCGCCATGACCATGAGGCATTATCCCAGTCAACGCCGCCCGGCACGTCGAGTAGTTCGCCGAACGTGTACGTCATCACGCCATGAAATTCGTCGCGTGATTCGCACGGCTGGTAGCTGTCTATGTCATTCTGCATTATCATCACCGGCCAATCTTTCAAGGTTGTTCAAATAATCATAATTGCGTGAGATGTTGTCTTCGTTCCACACGACTTGTATCGGTTCCTTGAGGTATTTCGCAAACCTTGTGTTGAGTATATCGCAGGCGGCGCGTCGTTCCTCCAGTTCGCTGAGCGCGCGTAGGTCGGTCGGTTCGCCGTAGTCCTGTATTTCGTCGGCGGTCTGCCGTTCCAATTTCAACGGGAGGTTTTTGATTCCTAGCGCTTGATAGAACGAGTTCCACGTGTTTTGTATGTCGTTCTGTAATTCCGTTCCGATATATTCAACGTTGGTTTTCAGCACGTTGGCTTTCATGGAATCGGTGAAACCGGGTGTCGCCATGATTGCCATTTCACCGCCGCTGATTTGCTTGATAACGTTGACGCCCGCCGTCTGCTGTTCGGCTGGAACCTCCAAAATAAACGGTGTTTTCTGGTTGAAGCGATTTTGTCGTCGCGTCATGTACAAATCTTCAATCTCATGCGCGAAAAACTCGACGGTCGGAATGAGCGGCGTGCGCGCGCGGTTGGCGTAGATGAAAACACCATTTGAATTGTTCACCGGAAAACGCCAACCGTTGACACCGTAGCTATCCCATTTCTTCGGCTTGTAATACACGTTGAAATTCGATGTTGTCACCGCCTGCGTACTGAAAAACACGCCGGGCTTACTATGCGGAAACGCGATAGTTGCGTAACCATAATACAATAGATTGTATTCCAGAAACCATGCATCACATGTTTTCGGTAGATTCAACCATTTGAACCGTGATAACGCGATATTCAACATTTGAGAGTATGCCATCGAATACGCTTGCGAATTGAGCGCCTCGGACTGTTGCCATACCGGTGTGCCGCGTTCTCCCAGTTCCGCGCGGGTCAATGGTCTTTTGTGTGTACGTTTGCGTCCCATATTTTCCACCTTATAGATTGTCGTATACGAAGTCGCCGCCGACTTCCTCGGGCCTGTTCCATATTGTAACACCACGGTTGAAAATATCCTTTATTGTCTGCAATTGCTCGTTTTGCGCCAATGGGCATATCGTCCATATGTCGGCGGTCTGCCAATACGTGTAATGCCTGCACGTTGTCAGCGTCGGTTTGTTGTAGAGTTTGTTGCTTGCTATCCCGTAGCGTAGCATGTAATCTCCCGCCGCCGCTATCGCGCCGTTATCTTCCGTGACTAATTTCACGGTCATGGTGTCAAGCCCCGTGGCCTGTCTGAAATTGTCGCCGCCATACGCGCCGACCGGTTGCGCTGGATGGTTGAGCATGTCGCGCCATGACGCGTTTGTGTTGTCGCGCGTGTTCGTCATGATTCGTTTGGCGTTGTCAACCGTCAGATTACGCGACGCGCCCGCATTAGTGTTGGCCGCGCCCGTGCTTGTGGCGATCATGTCGCTAGCCGCGCTTGTGCTGTACTCGGTAACGTGGTCGGCTTGCGTGTTCGCACGATTGGTCACGGCGGTGGCCTGTGTTATGGCATGTTGTGTTTGCTCGGTGTTGGCCTGTATTGCGGTTTTCGCTTTATCGGTTGCAACATAATTAGATGTCGCGTTGAGTTCCTGACTGTTAGTGATTGCAATACCGGTGTTGTAACCCTGAAGCGCCGCACCGCCGATTGCCATTGCACCGGCCACCATCGGTGAGGCCGCGCCTCCGGTGCCGATTACCAGCGCGGCCCCCGCCATTGTGCCTATCGCACTTGCCACGTTTGTTATTGCCTGAGTTTGGGTGCCCTCCACAAAAGCTTTATTCTGTAGTGTATTATCATCACTTACATCACGGTTGATTTTGGCCGTGCTAGTCTTCAAGTCAGCGTTTTGGCGTGTGTTCGAGTATGAGAGATTATCCGACCGCACACTATTGGACTCGTTTTTTGTCGCTATGTCGCGTTGATTCGCGCGTGCGGTGTTCGACACCGCCGCCGCACTGCTACGATACGTGTTTGCCTGACTGACATTAGCCGAGCGCGCGCCGTTTTCATACGTCACCATGGCGTTTTGCCGTGCCTGACTTACGGCGACATTGTAAGTGGTGGCGCGTTGCGCGTCAATTGCGCGGCGTTGCAACGCATACGTCGGGATATCGTGGGATATGAGCGTTTTGAGCACGTCCGCGTTCGGCACGTCGGCGGTAATGCTAGCGCCGTTGATGGCGTTGATGGTTACGGACGTGCCGCCGTCACCCCCTACGCCGTCAAGCCATGCGATTTGTCGTAATATCGGGTAGCTTAATGACGTGACGGCTTGCGCCGAGAGATGGCCGCAATCAGCTATTTCCACCCGGGTTTTATTGCCTATGTTGTCGGATACCTCCACGTACGCATAGGGTGCAAGATACAGTCGTGTTATTCGGGCGTATTCAGGCGCGTAGCCATAATCATTCGTAGTCAGATTAATGTCCGCTAGTTTTGTGCGCGCGCCGCTGACCGTATGCCATTCCACATCATTAACCGTAGTAGTGACGGTTCCTAATTGCATCATGCTTGCCGTGGCGACGAAAACAGATACGACTTGTGACATGATATGCGGAGAATACGCAAACATCGCGTCAAAGTAATCACCCGATACCTTGGATGATTCCAGAGCGTACATGTACACGTTGCTTGCGGTGAGGTTATCAATGGAATTATATGACGTACCCGCACCGGTTACGTTTGACGTGTTTATGTTCCCGGCACCCCATACAAAACCATTGACCGTTTCGTCAGAATTGGTATATGACGGGCTGGTATCCGTAACGTTTGCCCCGCGCATATTGCTCATTGATTGCAATTGTTGCGGGGAAAAAGTTGCGGCCAAACATATGTATCTTGTCCCGTTTTGCAAGTTAATCGGCGTGCTTTTTCTAATGATCGTCGCCGCGTTGCCATAATCAACGTCAGGCAACGTAAAATCACGACAGTTGCCCCGTGGGTTACTCAACAGTTTTTGCGGTGTCGTTTCCGTCAACGGCGCGTGACCTCGTGACAGCAACAAACCGTTAATTGTGGTGCTGTTGATATAGTCCGTCCATACATCACGCACAAGCGTGCATGTTGTCGTGTTCGGTGCTTCCGCCTGCACGGACGTAATGAAAAAGTGATAGCGTGTCTGCACGTCGGTTTTCTGATACGGCGTATTGACAATATCATGAGAAAAATCAACGACAATGTAATTGTACTGTTGCGCCGTCATATACGGTACGGGCAGTTTTATGCCGTCCGTATCGGCGCGTGCGATATACATGTTAGTCGTAAGTTGGACGGCGAAACCGTCCAGTTTGTCAAACCATGCGTCCCTTGCGGCGTCATCAGGGAATTTCACGACATCATGGTAATCATCGTACCAGTTCACGCGGCACAGTTTAATCACCGTGTTTGGCGTCCAAACATTATAATCAAAAACGTTGCGGTATTGGCCGTATACGCGCGTATCGGCACCGGGGAACTTCGTTGCGTTTTGCAGATGTGGGAAATCCATATTGTACTCCTTTCATATACGATAAATGGGTGGTGTTTCACGTGAAACACCACCCATTTATATCATAAATAAATCAGACTATTTGACGGTGAGCGTGCATGTTGCGGAGTATTCCTTAGTCGCGCCGTTCGGGTTGATATACGTGGCGGTGCCCGTCACGGTAATGACGTCACCGGCCACAAGGCCGTCGCGCTGCACGTGCAAGCGTGCTTGGTCATCCACGTACGTATTGACGTTGAGTTCAAACGCCGCACCGTGCACGTCATCACCGCTTGCGGCATGATTCGCCGCGACCTCGTACGTCGTCGCGTTCGGTGCCACCTGTATGGCGGTGCCGGTTGGAGCGACGGTGGCGGTGAGCTTCGGCGTGAGCTGCATAAGGTCACCCGCCTTGACGGTGCCCGTCGCTGGGTTCAGCGCGAAACCGGTCACTGTCTGAGTCACAACATCGATGGATGTACCCGCGTTGGTAGTAAACAACGCGCACGGGGTGAAAGGCGACACGCCGTAGATCCCCCAATGGTTAAGATACAGAGTGTTGCCAAGTGTCTGGGGGTTATAGAATTGGGTAGTGCCATACATGGTGTCACGTACCTGATACCAGTCAGTCGAAACAAGCAACGCAACCGCGCCGGGGATGCCGAGACTCGGCACCTGAACGATACGATACGGCACTTCAGCTTTGTCCAACTGGAACACGGCGGACAAAGCGTCAACGTCAAGGGACGCAAGATATTCCGGCTCAATCAACAACACCATTTGCTGGGGATTAGCGTACGCCGGAATATCGGTCACGTTCAACGCATTGTACTGGGTGCTTGGGAACTGCATACGCCCGGCGGTCGAACGCAACGCCTTGAGCAACGTCTTGGCGGTCGTTTCGTCGCTCGGTACCTTATCAAGATGCACCTTGTAAAAGCCGAGATTCTGTTCGTAGTGGCGTATCAGCGCAATCATGATGTTCATTTCATCATAATTATCGCAATTGCGCGGGGTCTCCATAATCTGCGCAATGAAACGATTCAGCCCGAAATCATCAACGAACGCCTGCCGCAACTCGTCTTCAGTCCATGAGATGGGGTACTGGTCACGACGGTTGTTCTCGTAGAACCACACGGCGGCCTCGGGACGATGCATCTTCAGAAGCTCTTCGGCGTCATCCTTGTACCCGTGCGCCTTAATCCATTTCACGGCGGTTTCCTGCACCGTCGAACCCCAATACAGGTTCTCTTTTTTGAAAATCGCCAACGGGTTCTCAAACGGCGCGTTCTGCGCCATAACGGTGAGTCCGATACGGTTCACCATGCTCCAAACGCAATCGTTCAAATATTGGCGGTTCATCGGGTCGAACAAATAACGCAAGGTGTTCGCCACGCCGGTTTGCGTCGCGCTCGGTATGCGTTGCTGATAATCGTCGGTGCCCTTGGTACGGACTTTATCCAAAATCGTCGCGTTATCTACAGCCATAATATTTTACTCCTATCCGTTACAGTGTGTAATCGAGGTTTTCCAAGTCTTCCGCCGCCGCCTGTGCGATTGCTTCCGCCGCGTCATCGTCGGTTTCCTTGACGGTTGCGCCGTTTTCGATCATCTGCGCCACGGAATCCGTGAAATTGTCATAGATTCCGTCAATTCGTTCATTCATTGCGTCAACCTTATCAAGTAACCGTGAAAGCATGTCGCGCAAGTCATCGAATTCGCCTTCACGGTGCGCTTCGTCGGGGGTGAGGTCATCACGTTCGGCGGTGTCCCTCTCCTCGGTGGTTTCGTCATCCATTTGTTTTTTCCTTTCATATATGAAAAAAGTCGTATCGGCGTGATACGGGCCGATACGACTTAAGGATAGCATACTGCGACATGACTCGCAGCGACAACCGGCGCGCTTATCCCTTACGGCCATATCATTGGCGGAGTCAACCGTGGAAGTCAATGACAATGTTTTAGCGGTCTCACTGCGGTATCTCTTTGTATGCCGTATGTTATTTTACCCCAAAATTCCTTAACATTTCACTTACGGCGTGTTGCGTTTCCACCGTATCATAGCGCAGATACCCCAGCGCATAATATGATGTAAGATTGCGTATCAAATCTTTAGCCATGTTCGCGGTAAGATAGTTAAGTTTGTTGTCCGCCCGGGTGATTGCAAAATACGGTACATGCGCGCCGCTATCATATTTTGAGGACACGAAAACATAGCCGCAACGCAAGTCAACACACACGCCGTATTCGTTTTGCAACCATCGAAAAACATACGTAAGTTTTGCATGTCCGTGTGGTTTTTCGATAAAATCAGTATTATGCCGCGCGAATTTGTTTTTAGAAGTGACGTCATCGTTTTTTTTCAGCATACGCCCCGCTACCGTGTTCCTTGTTTTTTGTTCGGCGTATTCATCGTCTCGCACATAGTCGAACAAACATGTTTTCCCGCCCAGCCATTGCAAACCGTGTTCAGGTTCCAACGGAACGTCATAATGCCGAAAGTAGGGATTAAAAGCGTCGCAAGCGTTACCCAGCAGAAACACTCTCGGTTTGCGTAATCCCGTATCATCTGCGCGTTCTCGTGTGACGGTGTCCACAAGTTTCGCCAATTGTTCAAATTCGTTTTTCAAGTACGTGTGATATCTGTCATCGTTATCTATGATAATTTCATCCATGCAAATGTTTCGCACATTAACATAAGTGCTTTTTTTCTTCTGCTGTTGTAACGACAAAGGTATAAAATACCCGAGTGTTTTCCACTGGTTTTCTTTTTTACCGGTTTTCTTTTTGCGAATTTCCGCTATTTTATTGGTAGTCCGAAAATCATAATCCGGGAAAATATTATCTTGTACGATACGACTGAAATAGTTCGCCGCGACATCGTTGTTTTCCTCACGGAAACGTGTCACTTCCACGAAACAATAGCCGTTTTTCAAATAGTCTTCTATCATGTATTTTCGTACGCCGTATGTTTTGCCTAAACCACGCGCGCCGATAATCATAGTCACATCTGCGTTACGCGGCAATATCAACGTCTTAAGCCGGTCATAATAATACTTCGCCATCAATACTCACAATCATAGGTCTGCCGTCCCGCACAATAAGCTCGCGCGGTGTCGTTTCCACATTTCTATTATATATGTTTCGTAAGTATGCCAGATTCTCGCCGTTGGCCTGTTTGTCCGATTCGCCCAGCCATCTGCCGGACGGATACAACGCAATCGCCTCGGGCGCGTCAACATGGCATGTCGCACCCCGATAATCGGTGACGGTGCCGACGTACCTATCCCACACACGCGGACGGTTGCGCTGCAACGTATGGCAAATCTCATAATCAACCAACACATCATAACCAAGCGCCAAACGTACCGTTTCCGCGAAACCGTGACCCATACGCATAATATCCTCGATACAGTCTTCAATGGTGTACACGCCGTCGGGTCGTGGCAATCCCGCGCAAGTGACATGCACGCGCCCGGACATATCCAAACTTACACGCGCCTTGTTCCACAGTTCCATATGCTCGGCGTAACGAGTGGTGCCGCCACAGTCCTCAACTTCAAACTTGCCGATATGATCAAGCGTTGACGCCATATCAGGCGCGGTGTTTCGGACACGTCTCATAGTAAGATTGATTGCGTTTTCTATCGCGGTGTGCAATGGTTCGAGCGCGTCCAACAGTTCCGCGTCGGTCACGTCATTGGCGCAACTGATTTTAAGACTGTCTGTATCACCGCCCGTGACGGTGACACGCGCGCCGAAACGCCGATATATCAGCATCATGGCTATCACCAGATGCATACGCGAGCCGGCTACAATTCTCATGCCGTACGTGTACAGCACAAGCGGTGTCTTCGGACGCTTTTTCACGAAATTCTCGGGAGTGCAGACCGTGTTTTTATCTACTTCGAGTTCACCGGTTTCCGTCACACGGTAATCGGCCTTCATAACGTCTTGCGCCTGAGTGCCATAGATACCATTAAATTGTCCCTTAACGGTGCTACCGTAATAGGATTGCAAAAATTTCACGCTCAACGTACCCGCCCTAGCGTCACGTGCGATTCCCTCGGGTATCGACTCGGGTATATCACCCCCATACGGTGTCCCCTCATGATAATGTTTAATCAGATTTTTAACATCGGTTTTCCGCGCAAAAAGCATATTGGATTGCAATGTCACGTAATCGGGCGGTATAATCGTCTTAGCGGTGGCCTCACCGTGCAACACATGCATTTCGTCAAACTCATACACCTGTGCCACGTTCCACAACTCAACCTCATTAACGTGCAAGATGCACTCGTCCGCCCGAACCAATTTGCCAAAGGCAAACGTCGGATTAACGGCACTATCAACGTAGCCGTGCGCCCTGATACTGTTTTCCTGTGTTTTCGCGCGTTCATTATTGCTGTAATCGGTGTCCGCCTGCAATGTCCGCACAAACTTAGAACGTGGACAGATTGCAATGCCCCAATCGGCAAAACACGTGTTTGCCCGCAATCTAAGATTTGTAAAACCTATCGCAACATGCAACCCCAAGCGAAACGGGTCACTATAATTACGCAATACATCTTCAAGCGGTGTGCCAACGATACGTTCACACGCGGTTTGCAAAATTTCCGGCGGGGCAATCGCGAATTTCACCGGCAGCCGACGCCCGTTGATAAACGCATGATGCATTGACGTAACGTCAAGCGACGCCACATTATCAACGACAACGCTAGCGGTTTTAGCGCTCGTAAAAGTCAAACCGCCACGAAAACATGCCTTACGCAACGCATAGGACTCATAGTTTTTCGGAAACTCTTGATTGCACGTCATTTCAAACGCACGTTGTAACGTGATTTTCTTGCCGCCCTGCAACGTGACGCGCCGCCCGCCAATCTCACGGCGCGCCATCTGACGCACGAGCGAGGTTTTGGTCAGCACACGGCATCCCAACATGTCAGGCGTGAGCCAATGGTTAGCATGTAACAGCCATTGCAGATATTGCGGTATCACCTGCACGTCGCGCCGCGCATAAAACAATTCTTCCGCAGTCAACGGCGTTTCAGGCGTACGTGCCAGTGTGTAATCCCAATCGCCCACCGCCTTGGGCAGACCGCACGTCTCACCCATTGCACGCAATCCGCCCGTTTCAAGGTAAAACGTATCCCAAAAACGGCACACCACACTACCATCAACGCACAAATCGAGCGTGTACACGCTGGTAGCGGTCTGCGCATTGACCTCAATCGTATACGATTGCGCCAATTTCAGCATAAGCGTTTGCACGTCGAACATGAGATTATATGCCGCGATCACGGGCACATAACCATGGGCACGCCCATACGTAATCAAATCATCAATGTACGACAACGTTTCGGACGTGCGCCGATAAAAACGTACATCGTCCGTATCGGGCGTATACGATTCCAACGGGGTAGCCCGCAAATCATTGAAAATGTATAATATCGGATACGCGCGCGTTTCGGCACCCTCACCGATATTCGTGGTTTCGGTGTCGAATATCGCCGCGACCCTGTATTTCTTACGTGCTTTCATCGTACCACGTCAGGGGAAACCGCTACGAGCCATATCGGACTACCGCCGTCGGCATCCGTATAATCTTCCAACTCGCCCGTATGCGCTTTCATGCTTTTGGCGTACTGTAACACTTTTTCATTACGCGTCATAATGGTATCAAAAAGCTCACTCAACGAATCCGCGTCATATGCCTTCATAACGGCCTCCAAACGTTTATCAGGCGAAATGTTCGGCTTCTGCCATATGTTTTGTGTGTATCGCCAAAAAATCTTGACTTTTTCCCGACCGAGCTCACCCAACGCGCTCGGCTGTCCCTTGGACGCCATTCTCATCTCCACCCGGAAAATGTTAAACGAGCGTCTACGTTCCATTGCGCGGCCGTTGCCGCCGCGCACCTCGCCAACCTGTCGCACAAGCGCATCAGCGGCTTCGTTGGCGCGCTGATACAATTCCTCACGTATGGCGCGATTGCTCACGCGCCCGACATATGTTTTTTTCAACTGCGATTCAAGCCGTTGAATATAATCCCGTCGCGCGTTTGCCTCGCTCTCGGGCATGGTGTCCGTGATGCTTTTTTTCAGACTGTTTATCGCGCGGATTACGCGTTTGCGTTTCGCGGTTAAAACGTCCGCCTGTTTACGCGCTCTAGGCATGATTTCATCACCCTCATAAAAAAGCGCCATATTATTTTATGGCGCTTTTTTCTCATTTCAAACTACTTAATTTCCAGCGATTTGGTAGACCTGCCACCACCAAGCGGCGTCTTTTTCACTGTCACGGGGATACCGTTCGGCGCGTTAAAATCAGGGAACATATCATAAATATCCAACACGCTACGATAAATGCCCTGCGACTGGCTAAAGTACGTATTGCCGTCATTTGCAAAAAGATAGACGTTTGCGCATGTCTGCCCCGTCTGAGAACGCACGCCCGGCGCGATATACGCGCCAATGACCGTTATCGGCGTGTCACCGATACCGTTCAGTGACAAAGCGTTGTTACGCGCGTTGACAATGGCACGTTTGCCCTCAAAAGTGCTGTTGTCCATCGTACAAATGTAACGATAATTGTCAACAGGGGTCTGGACGGTTTCATTAGCGGTATCGTTCATCTGTTCATTGGTCTCGGTCATGATATTTCCTTTCAAAAATCAGAACTCGGTTTCATTATCATTGTCGGTATCATTGTCGGTATCATTGTCGTTAGGGGACACGCCGTGCTCGGTTCCGATACGTTCGGCATGTGCAATGAACGTGTCAACGTCCATTGCATACGTTGTCTTATGTACGGTGATATCATCAATCAGGACGTTGACGATACCCGCGTCCATAAGCACTTTAACTGCTTTTTCAACGGTGTGAATATTTCCGATGGTGTGAAACGTTTGCATCTCGCCGTTTCGGTCATAGTAGCTGATATCGCTATCAGCGATTACCTTACGAAGCTTGCGCATATTATTATCCTTTGTATCTGTTTTTCTGTTAACATTTTTGCTAACACATATATTTATAACATAAAAAATCGGCGTGTGCAAAAAGCGACACGCCGATTATTAACAATGGTTATCAATAACGCAAAATCTGACCCGGATAAATCAAACTCGGGTTAGACAAACCATTAACCGACGCGACACGCGCCCAATCGGTACCGAAAACAGCCCACAAACTATCACCCGGTTGCACCGTATACGTGCGCACCGCACTCGTGTTCGACTGCACAACAGTGCCACCGCCATAACAAACGGTCTCGCCGGGATAGATCACATTGGGATTACCGGACGCATACCCCGACCAATCAGACCACGACCCCAAGCCAGTCGCCACCGCGATACTAGACAACGTGTCACCCGGTCCGACCGTAACACACACGGACGCACAACCCGTATCCGGTGCCGGAGTCGAAACACCGCCATCACGCTCACCGCGTGCGTAAGCGTCCCACTGCCAGCGCTCACCCCTAAAGTAACTCAAGTCCAGAGGGCCATAATAACCCGACACGTAACCATTAGATGTATACTGTCGCATGGCCTCACCATACGCGCCATAAAGCCACGGCACCGCCTGATAACCTGTCGGCACGTTGGACGCATATTGTGCGACCCAAACGCCGCAATGATCACGCACATACGACGTTAACTGACCCAACGAATACGCCCCCGTATAAACGATAGGCCAAACTTTCGTGCGGTCATACACGCGCCGCACCCAAGTTTCGACCCACGCGCCGTTACCGTACTGCGAGTTATCAGCGGCCTCCCAATCTAATGCAAGCACGGCACGCCCGACATATCCGGCGACATTATCCACAAAAAAATCAGCTTCAGCAACCGCATCATTGCCCATAGCATAATGATACACGCCGATACTTTTACCACTGTCCACTGCACGCCCGAGCTGATAATTAGCGGCCTGATTAACACCATTGACCAAACAGACATTATTAAAACCGCCAACACCCCAAGTCGTACCAGCCACAACAAAATCAGCATCCAGCTCATACGTATCGATATCACACTGCCAATTGCTCACGTCAAAACCACGCATATCCGCGTATGCAGACGGCACAAAAACCAACGACAACACGCATACGCACGCCAATATGCTACGCCATATTCGGGTCATCACCATTATCCTCCTTATCATTCTTAAGCAAGGCTATAAGCTCTTCCGTCAAAACATTGTTCTTCGTCATCAAATTATTAAAATCGCGGAACGTCGTAGCAATAAACCACGCCATCCCACAACACGCAACAATCGGAAAACCCACACTACCCACAAGAGCAGTAACAGAACTCATATCCATATGCATACACCTCATACAAAAAAAGGCCACAACACGCCAAACGACATGTCATGACCTAATATATCACGCTAACAATAACAATTCTCAACAACCGTGGCCTATCCGGGAATCGAACCCGGCCCGCACATCTTATAAGGATGCCGCTCTAACCACTGAGCTAATAGGCCAAACAACACCATACTACACACCCGTATCATTCCACAAATTCAACCTCATTAAAGCAATATCATCACTATAACGCGCCATCACAAAATCAAACAAACCAACACAATCAGAATCACACCCAGTCTCATAATGCCCTACGCGCACACGATGTACACGGCGTGTACCCTTAACCATGCTACCACCTATATAAAAACGCTTACAACCATTACAACTATGATAATCCATCACACACATTCTTCCTCAAAGTTGACACCTCCAATATAACACATACAAAACACGACACGCCGACACGGCACGTTTTTTCCCATTCCATTTTTTCGCTAGCACACGACACGCAACACGTCAAACTTGCACGGCGTGTCTC